AAAAAAAATAGTGTTGTATGAAAATACATTTTTTAAGGTGAGTATAAATTAGACCAAAAAGTTTTTCTAATCAGAAAATGCTCTATACATTATATTCAATATTTTGCTTCGCCTTAAAACTCTCTTAAATATTATGACCTACTAATTGTAAGTTTTTTCACATACTTTTCCAACTACAATAGTATCGTAACATTTAACTTTCTCCAAAAAGTATTTTGCAACAATTCCTTAGTTGATCTCTTTCATAAATCCTATCAGATTTTAATCAAAATCCTACTAAAGAGCACGGTATTAAAAATAAATAATTATTTTTCCACACAAAACTTGTTACAACAAATCAAGGATATTTGTGGTCTAAATTTAAACAGTATTCTCATTACCTCAAGTAACCAATATTAAGAATGTATAATGACAATACATCAAACCTTTTATATAAAACTGTAATGAAAGAAATACTAGCTTAATTTAGAAACTGCTTAATTAAAAGATGATAGGTTCATTTTTGTACATTTTATGATTCTATTGAGTTACCGTGGCGTAAACTTTGACCAAAATGTATGTTATGACATAAATAGACAATACTTGTAGAAAAATTTCAATTTACTGCACAAACAAAGGATTGGAGAAGGGATTAATTCCCTTCTCCATCTTTTTGTGTCAATTCAACTACTTGTTTCAAATTAGGTCTATCTTGTATAAGTTGCAATCTTCTCTTTTCTTCTCTTTCAATCTCTAATAGTTTTTGATTAATATCATGATCCGATAATTGTATTTCTACACAATCCGTTGCAATCTTTTTAAATAGAGGTTTCTTAGAAGCATAATAGTGTTTTAGAGTAGAGAATCCAACGTCTACTACATCTACATATCTTGTATTATGAGCTCTAGTTCTACCAAAGGTTTGTTTTGTTAATACTTGAGATTTAAATGGTTCATTAAGAACGATAGTCATTTCTAATCCTTGAATATCTAATGCAGCACCAGCCGATTTAGTAGTAGTAAGAATAATCCTATTATTAAGCTCTTTAGTCTTACTTTCTTTTGGAACTAACGATGAGAACAATCCTACGCTTAAATTAGGATAATAATATTTTATCCAATAATAAGTCCTCATGATAGCATAGTTAGTTCCAATATATATTAGAACTTTACCTTGTGGTGATACTGTTTGTTCTATCATAACCATTAGTATCTTCAGTATCTTATAATAGTTTTCTTGGAATGTGAGATACTCAGTATATTTAACCCTATCAAATCCATAGATATTACTACAAGCTGATATATCTGTTGCCTTTGGATGGGAATTGAATAGCATTGATATATAACTAGTATGTGGATCTTTATCCTCATCAAATAAGTCAATAGATGGAACTGTCTTAAAAGCTGTTTGGTATATTCTATTATTAAAGAAATCAGATTGAATAGGAGTAGCTGTTAGATAATAGGTCTTAGCTACATCTGTAAAGAAGTCAATCATACAAATATTATCAAACCACAAATGTGCTTCATCATATATCTTAACTCCAATTTCTAATCTTCTAAATAGAGCGGATACCATATCCCAACCATATTTCTTAGCAAAAGATTTAATAGTGCTATGAGAGCATAAGAAGAATTTAATCTTAGATACATCTTTCATACCATTAATAAGTTTAGCAATAGATCCAACTCCTGCTATAGTATAAATCTCATCATCTCTGAGATTAGTATATTCTTTGATCTTTTCTCTCCATTGATCTATCCAATCTAATGAAGATGTGATCATCATAGTTCTCATAGAAAGATATGCAAAGGTTACTATAGCTACATATGTTTTACCAACACCTGTATTTAGATTTACCTGTAATTGAGCAGCTCTTTCATTCTTTTCATATGGAGGCATTCCTAAACAGAATTTAATAGCCTCTTTTTGTTTTTCATCTCTTGGGGTATATTTTAACTTTACTCCACTTACTCTAGCAAATTTATCAGGGCCTACTTTATGAAATATATCTCTGCCAAAAGATCTTTCTATATAATACTGCTCTATACCAGCAGGAAGATACAAATCCTTCTTTTCTGCATCATAATACATACCCTTAGCTTCTAATCTATGATATGCTTTGTTGTATACTGAGAATTTGCGTTCAATAAACTCATTATCACCAGGTTCATAGTTGTGGATAATAGTAGTAGTTTTACGCATTTCTATTTTACTATTTACATTATTCATTATATTTCTCCTTAAATTAGATTACTATATCGTCTCATTTCTCATATTTATAGTATACAACTAAGATTATAGATAAAAAAAATAAAGAGAGCAGAATTGATCTGCTCTCTATTTCTTATTAAGATTTCTTATTGAGATCTAAGTGTCTTTATAACATTTTCTATTTCCTTCATAGTTCTATGATGAACCTCTAAAGATAATAATAGCTTTTGGCTATCCAATCCAAGATCTTTGGATATTATTTTTATGAGATCCATTTTATCTTCTCTAGTACAAATTATTTTAGAGAATGTCACAAACTCTTTATCCTCATTTTTAAAGTCGATTCTTTTATTGTAAAGAATCTTGCTAAGTTCTTTAGCATTGTTATAATACGTATCTGTCATAGTACGACATTTTTTAAACAATACTTCAGTCATCACATAGAATGATTTAGGACTCAATGCTAAAAATTCTTTACGTTCACTATGATAAAAATTAATCATTTTTCTTAAATTTCCTTTCAAATTTTGGAGTTATTCTCATAACTAGTTTTAACTTAGCTGGATCTAGTTTTACAAACTCCTTTGCTGTGTAATCCACTATTGCGCTGCTTTCTATATTGCTTATACCATCACAATATGCAGGTTGTCCACCACTTAATGTGAATCTTTTTTGGTTATAAAGTATTTCATGTAGAGTTGTCCCTAATTGGAAATATACTTCATCAGCTCTTCTACCTCTATTCATTCCAACTGAATCTTTATTAATTTCGCATTTAAATTCAGCTGTTTCAAAGGCAGTTTTTAAAGTTGGTTGGATCATATCAAAGAAGTCTTCCACCCCAACATTATTAGGAACCATTAGATCAGTATATTCACTTTTTATCATTAATACTACCATATGTTTTCCAACTTCTTTCCATATAATTTTACACATTCTGCATTGGTATCCCTAGCAACATTCATTGCATTTAATCCTAATTCCTGCTTTAGGATAATAGCCTGTTTACAGAATGTGTATACAGCTTTAAAATCTTTGAGTTTAAAGTTGTAGTATTTACAAGCTTCTTTCATTACAAGATTCTCATCACCTCTAGCGAATGTTACATTTAGAATATGGCTTCTATGCATTCCAGTAGATGATGTAAAATAAAACCCATAAATATCTTTCTTATTCAATACCTTTGCTATAACTTTAGCAACTTCTACCATCATATTCTTTGGAGAGTTTTGGTATTCAATAAGATAATATCTTTTATCTAACAAAACAAAAGCTTTGATCAATCCCTGTAAAAACATCTCTGGTTCGAATGTATAATCCTGAATTCTTTCAACAGTATTCTTATTCTTGTTCGTTACTTTTAATTTAAATCTAATCATTCCCTGTACCCCTTTTATATTAATCTACTACAAACTTTGGTTCCCAGAATCTTTTCATATCTTCACCATAATAATACACTATGATGGATTTAATATGATTCTCTAAGAACTTAAAATCTCCTTTTACGAAATACTTCTTAGAGTAAAGAACATCGTAAAATCTTTTGAAGTGAGTTTTAAAGAACTCAAAGAATTCTTCACTTAAAACCTTTTTAATAAGTTCTCTTCCATCCGATTCTTCTAATGATATAGAATCAAGGATGATATGACCATAAATAAAACTCCCATCAAATAGAATTTGCCCTAGATAGTTTGCTACTTTGGTTACCATTGTATCAATAAAGTCATATTCGTCTATCAATGTCCCATCTCTTTTAAAACTATCGGCTTTAAAAGCGAATGATAACATTTGATTCTGCAAATAATATGCCATTTGATCTGCATTTAGATATAGATCATTGCAATCCAATATCCTCCTAGAGTCTAAAATATTACATACAAACATTTTATTTTTCCTCCTTAAAATTAATATATAATACTTCATAATTATAGTATATAATTATAGCTGAAATTGTCTTGACATTTAGATGAGGTGGTATTATCTTTCCTTTGTTTAAATAATAAGCCTTTGTTAACTTGTTACTTTTAACTATTACTCTCCTTAAAAGTAAAATACCTCCTTAAAGAGTTGCTTGCTTACTCTGAGGGACCATTCACAATTGGCAACACTTTTGTGGATCAGAAGAACTTTTTCATTATAATACCTTACGATTAATTCTAATACTTTTCAAAAATTAACCTATAAAAAATAATACCACTTCAGACTCTAGTCAGATTATCTGACTAGAGTTCTTTTTATGTGTAGTAACCCAGAAAAATACCTTTAAAAACAAAAAAATAAAGGCGGATATTAACCGCCAGGAATTGATCCACCTTTATTTTTTGAAGACTTCTAACGATTAATATTAATATAATTCGTCGTCATCATCTTCTGTTTTTTCAATGTGTTTGAGGCGATCAAACGTACGTTTGAAGTCAGCTTCTGCTTTAGCTTTTGCTTCCTTGCGTGCTTTTTCAGCTTTCGCTTCAGTCTCGATTTCCTTGAACGCATCATTTAAAGAAGTCTTGTAATCAATATTGAAATTCTTGATTAAAGATTTGATATTCAAAGCTAAGCCTTTAATTGTGCATACGATGCCGTTAATTGTATATGAATATTTTTCGTATACGCTTGCTGCAGCCAATGTCAATTTCTCATGACTTTCGAAATCGATTGTAGTTTTACCACTATCTTTACACAATCCAGAATATTCAAAGTGTCCCGCGGAGTTTCCTTCGCGGTATTTTTTTGTAAGGTCAACTTTTCGCATATTACCTTCAAAGTCAAACTTATGCATCAAATTAGCTAATACCATGGACTCTTTTTCTGTAAATGTGATTTGGAATTTCATTGTTATTTCCTCCTTAAATTAAATATAGTATAAACAATGATTGAATAGATTCTCACTTTCTTCTATTCACTACTATAGTATACAACTGAAATAATCGAATTTTACAAAAAAGAATAGGGGTAGGGAAATTAATCCCTACCCCACATTTGGTGTATCACAGATATTTTACCATACATTCTAGTCTAATTCAGTCTTAGGTTCATTTCTAAATGGTGCTAAGAATGCTTTAATATCTCTAGGAGCTTTCTTACCTTTATGATCATGATTGAATGCAATAGGGCATTCGCCTTTCTTGATCTTAGGTTTATTAACCTCAGCCCATACTTCATGTTGAGCATTAAGGAATTTCTTAGGTTTATCCATAAAGAATGGATCAAGAATACTAGGAGCAGTTTTCTTCTTATTCAATGGATAGAATAATGCTTTGGCAAGCTTTTGATAATCCAAAGATACGATTACAGACTTATTATCTGTTAAGGCCTCATTGAGGGTTAAGATCTCATACTTAGCGTCGGGATTTGACCAATCAGGCATCTCTAATCTGCTCGTGTCCGCACAAATCTGAGAGGCCATTATTGTTTCTAGATGGATAGATTGACATTTTACACCACCTTGGATAGCTGCATCTTGCAATGCTTCTACTATTGTATCTTTATCATAAGATTTAGTAACAGCTTTCTTATTAATTGTATCTGTAAAGATATCAAGAGATTTGCCCAAGTCATTGTTTTGGATTTTCAATAAGAATAATTCGATATCCTGTAATTCATTCAATGGGATATCTACATCAATATTATCAATGACAATATCTTCATCTTCAATAGCTTTAGAAATCATAGCAGCTAATTTATTAGATATATATAACTTCTCATCAATAAGATTTCCATCTTCTCCTACAGCAGTTATTTTTGTATATACTTCATCGTCTGGAGTAATAATTTCAAAGCTATTGATAAATTGATCTACAAATGGACCATCATCTTCAGATGCATGCATATCATCAGAAAAGGATCTATGTTTGAAGAATTCATCATCGTTTTCTAATTGAATATCTTGCGTCTTGATTCTAAGTTTCCAACCAGACATTTGTTTATTCTTAAAGATATCTTCTTTAAGAGAAATCTCATTTACATTTGCCACTTCAAAGAAATCATTAAATTGAGGAACCCATTTGATAATCTTGATAACGGTTTCTAGCAAATGTTTAGCAGACAAACGTTTTTGAGTATATTGAGAAGTGATCAATTCTGTAGCAATACGGCCAATAGAAATATCTTTGTTTGTATGACCTAGATCACCATAGCACTTATAACATACACCATGTCCTTCTGCATGAGATTTACAAGTAATAGGACTTCTTAACCAAATCTTTTGCCCTATTAAACCATAATCTGTTCTTTTGATCTTAAACTCAAGACCATATCTTTCAAAGCGGAAATATCTATCATCAAGCATTGAAAGATGTTTCTTATCTTTAACTGTAATATGAACAAAGTTCTTTGTGCCACAATCATAATTTTTATCTGGATGGATATGGGTATCCATGTTATTCAAACCTAAGATACGGGAGAAACCACCAGATTCACCAACGTTCTTTTTAGAGATGATTTGTGCTACACGAGATGCACCATTATCAATATACTGCGCAACAAGGTTATTCAAACCGCCATTTATATAAGAGCTATTAATAATATCATGATAGATAGAACCTTGACCATCTGGTTTGGTACCGATGTTGATATTGTTTTCTTTATACTGTCTAATATTAATACCCTCTTGTGCACCAAAGGCATATTTAAGACAATGATCGTATCCAACGATTTCATTAGATTTCATGATGTAGTTATCAATAGCATCATGAACTAATTCCATACCTTTATCTTTTACTTCACCAATAGGAACATTGCTAAGATCGGCATGTAATAGATTAAAGTAATCTTTACTCTTTTGCATGATATCGATATCATCTTCTAAGTTTAAAGTGTTTGCTAAGAATAAAGCAAATTCATCAATATAAGAGAAGTGATATACTGTATCAGCAATAGCGTTATTAAGCAACTTATTTTCAATAGAAATCTTATTTGGATCAATTATATTCTTATCGATATATGCTTTGATAGCATCGGCAGTAGTAAATTTCTCAAAAAATAAGTGCTCTGGTTTGATAGTTTGTTCTATATAAACTATCGGAAACCACATCATGAGATTCAATAAATAATCCATGATATTAAGTTCAACCGATAGACTTTGATTTCCTTCAAAGAAAGGTTCTATAAACAAACCTTGTACTGCTGGTGTTTCGATACCGTCTCTTAAAATATTTAATATTCCTTGAAAATGATGATTCCAATTATCTCTCGTTATGGCACGAGTATCAATTTTTAGTTTCCCTTTTTTCACTAATTCCGCATAAATGTAATAATTAGTGAAGTTACTAACGGATTGCATTTCTTGCATTTTGTCCTCCTTAAATTAATCACTTTTAACCTTATAAGGTTGTAAACGTGATTGTATAAATCTACTACCACTTTTATAGTGTATATTTAAAATACAGATTGACACAAAAAGGCAGACTACGGAAATGAATCCGTAGTCTTATTGTGTAGATATTTTTAGATTTTAAGAGGTGGTCAATAAACAGATATTAGCGACCGATTTTGTTGAAGTTGAAAGCGTCTGGAGTCAATTTGATAAGACGTTTTTGAGATTGCATTGCATCACGACGTACGCGGTTAGCATATTTAGTGTAGATCTTTTTCAACAAACGGCGTTCGTTAACACGGTTTTTACGAAGAGCTTCCCAGTCAGCATCGCCTTGTTCACGAGCCATTTGAATGGATGCCAAGTGGATACGACGGTTCAAGTCATCTTTACGAGTCATTTTAACTACGGAACGACGACCCAATACACCAGCTTCTACCAAGTTTTGGAAATCAGCGGATTCAGTATAAGCATTGAATTCTTCGTCAGTCATGCGGTTCATTTGATCGATCAACATGTTTTCTAACAAAGCGTCTTGATCAACGATACCAGCACCATGAGATTCAACTACAGGTTCATGGGATTCATTAACTACGAATCCTTCGTTTTTGTCAAATAACATAATTCTTTTACCTCCTAGGATAGTAAATTGTTAATAAAAGTTGAGTTATAACTCTAAATGAGTGCGATATATGTGCTCGCACAAGGAGTTTACCAATATGTTCCTCATATCAAATGCATAAACACTTATCTAGTTATATACTATTAAAATGTAGTAGGATTTAAACACCTTAATAGGCAATAAATATATAGAGGAGGAAACTAAATGCAAAATAATATTGATATGCCGAAAGGTATAACAATTCAAAAATATAAAGAGACGATGCTTTATGTAATGGAACGCGTATGTCCTAAGCTATCTAGAATGGAAATACTAGATGCTATAGATTATAGTACCAATAAAAGATATAAAGCTGGTACTGCTAGATTACATAACAACTACACAAAGACTGAAGTTAATATGGATTTCATTAAACTAGCAAATGATCTTCTTAATAAGAAGGCAATCATGACAACAGAGGGTGTATTGTTTGGTAAACATGGTTCTGTAAAGAATCCATTCTATAATTTGATTCAGTATCTAGCAGATAAACGTGATGAAGCTAAAAAGGAAATGAAGAAATATCCTAAAGGGTCTGAGCAGTTTAATGCATGGAATCTTAAACAGTTGAATTACAAAGTATCTGCAAATGCATTATATGGTTGTGCCGGTCAGTATAGTAGTATTTTCTATAACCTTTATCTGTGTACCGCGATAACTGGTCAGGGTCGTGGTTGTATTTCTGCATCAATCACAATGTTTGAAGGTCTTCTAGGTAACAATATGAGATTTGAATCTCTTACAGAAGTATTGCAGTATATTGATAATATTGTAAATGATCAGAAAGAAGAACGATTCTCTAAGTTCAATGATTGGGATGTATTAGATAGAAATATCACAGTAGAAGAATGCTATCTTCGTATTATGGATATTTGTGGTACTAAAAATTGGATTCCGTCTCAAGAAGCAAGAGAAGCTATTTGGAATACCATCTGCAATCTAGATCAAAGATGTATCAATGTAGTTTATTATAAGAATAACTTATATAAGTTCTGTGAGAATAGAAGAGTTATCAATCTAATTCTTCAAATGCTTACTAAGATGGAAGAACCATATCTAGACCCAAACAAAGTTCCAGAAACTATTGATTATGAATTGAAGTTATTTAAGGATCTGGTCTTTGAATATATCTATTACCGCCATATGTTTATAGATAAACTTCCTAGAGTATATGAAATGCAACGTGATATTGTATTGATTACAGATACAGATTCTTGTATTATATCTTTAGATGAGTGGTATCAATTTGTATTAAAATATACAATAGGTATTCCTATGAAGATTAAATATACTCAAGCTCAAATAGATGAAGAATCTGATAAGCTTATTATGCAATATAGAGATAATGAGCCTAAATATGAATATGATTTTTATGATAGTAAGTTGGTAGAAGCTAAAAGAAAGAAATATCCATTAGTTGTTATAGAAGAAGATTCTCTAAGATATAGTATTGTAGATATCATGTCTTATGTAGTAAGCCAACTTATCTTAGACTATATGATTCTATTTAGTGAAAACTATAATACTTATGCAGAAGATAGAGATTGCTTACTTATTATGAAGAATGAGTTCTTATTTAAATCTCTATTACTTACAAAGGGTAAAAAGAATTACTCCACTCTTCAATTAGTTCAAGAAGGTAACCTAATTCCAGAAGATAAACAAATGGATATTAAAGGTATGCCAATGAGCAAAGTTGGTACTCCAGAATCTACAGCTAAGAGACTAGAACAAATTCTAGAATATGATGTGTTAAGAAACTCATTCATAGATCAAATAGATTTGGTTAAGAAGTTTACTGTATTGGAAAGAGAAATTTATGAATCTCTAAAAAATAAAAGTAAGGACTTCCACAAACCTGCTCGTATCAAATCTATGAACTTCTATAAGAATCCAATGGCTGTTCAAGGTATTAAAGCTGCTTATGCATATAATACTATCAAAGATAGATCCGAAGAAGGTATTAATCTAGAAGAACGTAATAGTGTTCTTATTATTAAGACTAATCTTACTACTAAGAATATTAATGAGATAGCAAAATCTCATCCAGAACATTGTATGAGAGCTAATGAGTTATTAAAAGATCCAAATTACAAAGCTGGTATTACGTCTATAGCTATTCCATCTAATATTGATATCCCTGACTGGATAATTCCATTTATCAACTATACGGATATCATTCAATCAAATCTAAGAAACTTCCCATTAGAAGAACTTGGTATTAGTAAGATGGATAGTAAGAATGTAACTCATACAAATATCCTTCAATTCTAGGAGGTCATAATGCTTATAGGGTTAGAAGCAGAAGTTATGGCTGGAATTATAGCAAAGAAAATCGTTAATGCATACAATTCCAAACTTGAAGCTGAGGTTAAAATAGCATTAGATTCTATTAAGTGTTTAGTAACAGAATCTGAATCAGAAACAGAAGTGTTAAATATACTTAGAAATAAATATAATATGAGATTGGTATTTAAAAAAGTGCATGATAGTGCTACTACTCATACTTATATTGCATTGGAATATAAAGATTTAGCATTTAGAATAGAATAAGTAGAGAGGGATAACCCCTCTCTACAAATTTTTGTATAATTATATACTATAATTATGAAGGACATACTTCAAATATATGTGATTGAATTTATGCGTTAATATTTTTTATTTTGGAGGTAGCGAAAATGATCCAAACACAAGTAAGTTTTAAGGAAATGGTAGGTCATTCAGGAGAAGTATCTGGATTTATTATTCCCGAATATTCAAGAAAGACTTTATATCGAAGAACAAAAAGTGGAGATAATAGAATTATCCCATCTCAACATTTTACAATCTTTGCAAGTTCTGTAGAAGACAAATGTATCTATGAATCTGAAGATGGTAGAAAGATTTACATCAAACCAATATTAGATCCAAAAGATGAAAGAAATGAAAAAGTTCCTAGTATTATGAATTCTCTAGAAAAGGGATTCAATCTTCTAGGATCTGAACTTCTTACATATCTAGATTTTAGATATAATGAAGATGAGGAACGTATTAAATACAATGATTATCATTTGATCATTGCAAATAAATTACCTTATCTAACACCAATCATTCTTATGAATTATGGTCCATCTGACCAAGTAATGGTTGGCGATTTAGAAGATATTTTCTTTGATCCTTGTAGTGATCGTATCGTTAGTGAAGATGAACCTTGGGCATTTGTTCATGATGATATCAAACCAGAAATGATTGGATATTCTAAATTTGGTAAAATGCTTTCCGATGAGGAATATAAAATAGAAAGTTTCCATGGCTATGATGACGATATCAAATTGCATATCGGAGAAAAAATATATATCAGATCCTTCCTAGTAAATCAAATCGAAAATAGCTGGGATTTCCCATGTGATAGAGGTTATAAGAATTTTGTTTTATCTAGATTATATAAGAGATTAGAATATGATGTATTATCTAATTCTTTCAAAGAATTAACTAAATTAGAACAAAACAGAATTCATGACTTTATCGCTGTTGATGAAAATGAATATTTCAGCGATGAAATAGATTTGACCAGTCCAGAATTCGAAGGATTTGATAGAAGACCAGTATCTAGATTAAATCAATATGATAAAATGACTATTGGTAAATTGTCTAATAATATCAGTAATGAATATTTGGATGCAGTTACTTCTATCTTACAAGAGCATCGATATGAATTGAAAAATGCTATTGCTAAGATCTTGTTAAGAGGATATAATGATACCGATGGCATGAGAATTATCGATATTCCAGATCAAGAAACATTTGATAATTTAGAATTATATCTAGCTAGGGTAAGTCATATTCCTTTGACGTCAACTATTGAAAATAGTATTAAAGATCTATCAGATGATACTAACTTTAACCATGTTATTCTATTAAAAACATGCGATCCTAATGATGATGATTATGGTCCTGTGTATATCCCATTATTTAAAATCAAAAGTTATAAGTTTACTCCTATGGAAGATTTTGGTTGGAATAATTTACAAGAGACCTATATCGATTATCCAAAAAATGTATCATTTAGAACAATGGTGAAATACGATACGTTAAAAGCTTTGACAGGATTCTTCTCTGGAATGATTCCTAATGTTAGTGGAAGAACTCCTATGACTCTTGATAAGAGAGCCGCAGTATCATTAAATAATAATACTTTATATATTTCAGACTTTACTAAATCAACTAGTATAACTAGATGGTCTGTAGTAAATGAAACTGATGAGTATTTGATTTATGGTAATATCAATGCATTAGACGTTGGATATATGCCTGAGTTTATAGTAGATGCCGTAAGTATAGAAAAAGAAGATTAGAAATTTGAAGGGCAGTGCAAGTTATGAATGAATTTATTACAATTAATTTAGGAGGATACCCAGTACGGGTATCCTCTTATTCTCGTCTCTTACATCGTGAACAAGGAGATGAAGTAAATGGGTTTGAACCATTGACTGACTTTGGTTATAATTCCATTTTATTCCACAATCTAGGTTTTAATACAGCTCCAATTGGATTGCAATGGATTGAATCTGGAAAGCCAATTGAGTGGATTGCTAAAGAATCTAATAATGTATTAGATATTCCTATGACAAAAAATAAATTGATGCTATTAGGTCCAACAAGTCTATTAGACTTAATGCGTATTGTAAGATTATGGGGAGCTGGTCAGGTAGAGAATGGTAATATTTTAGATTATATCCATTCTTTCCAATTACCAGAACCTGATCAAGTTAAATATTTGATGGAGAATGGATATAAAGTATCTAGAAAACCAATTATTAAAAAGAAAACAGATAGCTGGTTAACTTCTCATGTAGAATTGAGACGGCTTTATAATATCAATCCAAATGTGGATGAAGAATATTATGAGAACTGTTTCCGTAACTATACTAAATATTTTAGAGAAGCAGTTATTACAAATCCAATTCCTATTTTTGTTGCATCTATTATTGATCCAGATTTCCTATTAGGGTTGATTAGAGAATCTGAAATTCAAGCTGCTAAGATTGTTAATGTTCAAAAGTATAATGGTATTGCAGCTCTTAGAAAAGATGAAGATATGTTTGATGAGTTTATCAAAGTATTTTCAGTCTTTGAGGAACAAGTAAATGAAATGTATGCTCAAGAAGGAGCATTTGCATTTACTAAAGATCTTAGAAACTCTATGGAGTTCGTTCCATCTGGCAGTGTGTCTATGATATATAGAACTCATAAGGCTGCTATGGAAGATACAAAGGCAAATAAGTTCTATAAGCTTATTAGCGAAGACGATGTTATTGCAGACTTATCTATGGTATCTGATTATACCGATAATGGATTAGTAGAGAATGATAGACAAGAAATCTTTAAATATATTGATAAAAAATCTCTTCCTACATTCTTGACTGATATGGTTACAAAAGAAGATGGATCTAAGGTTCAATCTGATGCATATAATTCTGTTATGATTAGGTTAAAAAGAATCATTACTTGTCTTAAAGTAAACTTCCCAGACATGTTTGATTCTAAAGATAAAATGATCATAACAAAACCATTCTATATGGATGAGAATAGATTCGCTTTATATAGTAAAGTAACTAATGAAGTTATTATTGCTACTAATGATAGAAAGATCTATATCATGAGTCCTAAGAATGCTATTGATCTTTATAAGTCCTTGTATAATACAAAGGTGCTTTTAGATCCAAAAGAAATTCCACCAGAATGTTCTCCAGCAGCTCCTAGAATGAAACTAATTGGTGAGAAGAATGAAAATGTTCCACCAGTAGTTTCTGAGCCTATTCCGACTGGTAAACTAGTCAATGAAACTTATCAAACTCCTCAATATGATAATGTGATTGGTTCTTCTGGAATACAAGTTGATGAAGATGGTATGATAGGAATCAATATCTCCAATTACGTTGAGTAATAGAAAATAACAAGAAGTCTGACCTCTAAATAACTAGAGGTCAGATATTCTGTTTTGAAAATTATTTGAGGGTGAAGGGGAGATATTTTTTATGCTACCAGCAGATGAACGACGTATGAAAGAGGTCGTATTATTGTATAATAAAGTTCAAGATAAGATCATGTTTTTAGGAATGAATGCGATTCTTAAAATGAACGTGGTTCTGTATACTGGCGGATATATGGATCCAAATAAAGGGAAGAAATACTATTATGGAGAAGTAAAATATACTGATGATGAAGGTCTTAATAAAAAGAAGATAAACAGAAATTTTGATGCCTATCTTACTATAGAAAATATTAAGCCTACAGAATCTGGTACAAAAGAGAATATTATAATTAGAGGTGCTCAATTAGAATTAATGAGATTAACCTTACTTCCAACTTTAGAGAAGATCGTATTACAACCAGAACTGTTTTATGAGTCTAGAAATAAAAAATTATATTTGGGAGAAGCTCCGGCAACTACTATAGAATGTGGTAATAATAAGTTTCTATTATTTGCTCCAGGTATACATAAACTATATAATGAAGATCTACAACCTTGTGTAGATCTATATTTAAGTAATGAAACAAATATATCCAGTATGAGTTTTAATACTGTTTTACAGTTTATGAATTTCATTAGAACCTTTTCTATTTATCAGTATGCTTGTACTATGATAAACTTCTTACCAAGACCAGTTCCTGGATATAATATGTTTGACATGAGTCTTCCATCGGAATCTCCATCATACTTCGATACACACAAGAATAAGAGAATGCAGTAATTGCATTCTCTTATATTTTTTTTTGATTATATACAATAATTGTGATCATAATAATTCTAAAGTCATAAAGATATATAGAAGAGATAGAAAGGATAGTTTCTATGGATCATATTGATGTTCTAAGAATGATTGTAGCCGCAATCATAATGAACTTGGTTAGATTACTAATCGATTTCATTGTAATGAAAATCAAAAAGCATCTGTGATTAACATCCATTTCTACTGGATAAAGGTAAATATCTCCATTGTATATAATCAATACTTATTTACCGATCTCTTTTATATATCTTTATAAATAAGTTCTATACTTAATAACCTATTATTTTTTTTCTAGTTGATAGTCATCATAGCTGGTTGGTTTCTATTAGCAGCAGATACAAATGTATTATCAAGCATTTCTACAATTTGTTGTCTATCTCTAGACTTTTCTTCTAATGAGGATAATTTCAAATCTACGTTAGCATATACCGTTTCTAAGTTATCATACATCTTTAATTGTTCATATAAGAATGTAGCAACGTCAGCAGTAGCTAATCTTTCAAATGTTTCCATTTGTGTAGGAGGGATGGTTTTAAGATTATCAGCATGCTTTACAAACAAAGAGATTGGAACTCTTTGGAATTTGGTTAGGAATGAAGCAGAGATAGCTACATTTAATTGGATCTTATTAGGTGGGATCCATTCTACATAAATACCATTAGAGAATGCAGATACATGATCGGCCATCATTGTGATATCAGCATAAGTACCAAAGTCTACAGAGCTGGTCATCATATCATAAGTATTTACACCACCATATGTAAGACCTGGGAAATGGGCTGACCATCTATGCCAGTCAATATCTCCACAACCTAGAATAGTTTGACTTTCACAAATAGTTTCATCAATTAACCAGTAATCGCCTTTTTGATTTTCTGGTCCTAATGTATAAGGGACTTTATTTGGAAAGTATCTTGAGAATGTATCTAATGTTTCATTACAGATTACATCTCTAGCCCATACGTCTTTAGAGAGATAATCTGGTAAATTCATTTGACTTGTACCTAAGCGTCTCTCAATCTTGTTAAGAAGTTTAGTCATTTCATTTGCCATTGGCATATATTTACACTTCCTTTCTTATGGAATATTTTCTATTATCCTAATGTGGAAAAGCTACTAAATGAAAAAAAAATAAAGACTAGTATTAAACTAGTCTTTATAAGCTGGGATTTCACCATTGTGGTGATCCAGCTTCCATTGAGTGTTGGCCTTAGCCTGTTGTCCTTGTTCAACTACTACTTTTTGTTGTTGGATGGCAGCTTCTTCTGCCATTTTATTTTCATGGACGTTTTCTACAACGCCCATACCAACTACAAGAATCATACCAAGCATAATTAATACATATTTGTTTATCAATTTTTTCATTTCTATACTCCTTATATAATAATATAATAATATATATATTCACCATTATAGTATACAATCGAAAATCAGAACTTTACCAAAATATTAAAATCCAGACTTTAATATAAATCCAATATAAGTATATTAATCATTCCAGGAGGTAATCAAAATGGAAGATTGGAAAATTAGGCTGATAGATGAGCAGATTGAGCTTAAAGAACGTGTTTCTAAATTAACTAAATTCTTAGATGAAAATAAAGACCATGAAGACTTTGATATTCTTAGCAGACAATTAGTTGCTATGATGGATTATCTAAAAGCTTTAGAAGAAAGAATTAAAAAACATTGCCACTAAAATATTCCCCATAGCTATTATAGCTATGGGGTTATTCTTATCTTAAAATTTTAATGCCATAAATAATACAGTTAGCTTACATTTCTTAGATTTCTTATAGATATCATACTTGACTAAGAATCTATTAGCACCTTGATTATTTAGATTATCTCTAATCTCCATAGTAGTAGCATCGCCTTTAGCTATATTGAGCATAGATTTGTTTATATAACTCATATACTCAAAGTTTCTATTTCCATTAGAATCTTTAAAGGTAAAAGCAAAGATACCATCAGATGCTTTGAAATTATTCATTATATTTTGGAATTCTTCGTCAGAATCTAGATCATAGTCTTTTAGCACTACTCTACTATATTGATCTTCAAAAGCATAGAATGAATAATAGTTCACATATTTCAAAACTTCTGTTGCTGGAATTGTATTCATCTGTGCAAAGATATCTTGCTCTGTTGTAATAACCTTATTTGTATGAGGTTGTCTTTCATTATGAACAACATGCTTGGTTTGGGTTTTGATATAATGACAAGCAACGAATGGTTGCCCATTCATATCATATTGTTTTAAAC